AATATCGGACATAAGCCTACCCGTCATCACCGGTGTGCTTTATGCAACAGACAGCAACGATTCTGCAAACTTACAGGGTCAAGTTCTTGTTGAAGGCATTATTTCTACCACCGACGGTAACGATTACGCACTACTAAGCGGTGAAAACAGGGTTGACGGTGTACTTGATACCACTGACAGCCCTGACACCGACCAATTAACCGGCGCTGTTGCGGTTGCCGGAATCATTAACACCACTGATAGCAACGATACGGCCGCATTGACCGGTGAGGTCGGGGTTAGCGGTGTTATTCAAACGACTGACGAGAACGATGTCGCCCTGTTGGTGGGTGAACTTGGCCCAACACCGGAGCCAACCGGCATGGATACCCATGACGGATTTACACCGGAAGAAATCCGCAGGGCAAGAAAACTTGACGCTAAGATTCGCGCCAAACAATTAGCCCTATACAAGGCACAGCAAGAAGCCAAGAAGCGCAGAAAACAGCAGATTCGAGATGCAATCGACCCACCGAAGGTTGTTGCACAAGTTAAGAAAAATAAACTACAATCCGTTCAAGAGGTTAAGGCTGATATACCGTCGGTCGATACTACAGAACTAGAGCAGTCTATCGCCTACCTTGAGAACCAACGCAGTAAGCTATTAAGGGCGGTAGCACTAAGACAGCAACAGGCTTATGTACAAGCACAGTTAGCGATTCTTGAGGCCCAGCGTATTGCCGAGGACGACGATGAAGAATCCATACTGATGCTTTTATGACACCGTACTTACAGTACAAAAAAGGACTCGATTTACTGCACCTTGGCCACTACCAGTCAGGCTTTCGCCTGTACGAGTTTAGGTGGCACCCCAAAACCCGCGAAGCCACCGGTGAAAAGTGGGACAAATGGATAAAAGCGCCCAAGTGGAACGGCGAGCGTTTATACGACAAGCACATTACCGTTCAGATGGAGCAAGGTTTTGGCGACATTATTCAGTTTGCCCGATTCCTACCGATGCTCAAAGCATGGGGCGCCCGCGAAGTTTCAGTAATGTGCCACAAGTCCATGATGCAATTGCTTGGCCAAATGGATTGCATTGATACCATATCCTGCATTAGAGATGAGGGTAAACCCTTAGACGCAGATTATTGGGTAGGTAGCATGAGCCTGCCATTTTTTGCGATGCACGCGCCCATGTACGTCCGGCAGTCATTCCCAATTAGAAAAGACAAAATTGTCGGCTCAGAAGGCTATTTAAACGCGATACCAAGCGGAATCGAGCGCAAGGTCGGGGTTAACTGGCACGCTAGTACAGGGCCGCTCCATTACGTCAAATCCATCGATGTCAAAGTCCTGCGCGAAATGCTGGGTAATGACCTTTATTCGCTAAATTTGGCCACAGATGACATATTCCAACCCCTGCCGCCCGATGGTTGGAAAGAGAACTTTTACCGCACAGCCTGCCACATGAAGGCCATGAAGGCCGTTATTGCACCGGATACCGCAACGGCTCACCTTGCAGGCGCCTTGGGGGTCAAATGCTTTTTGCTGTTGCCGGAGGACAGCTTTGTCTGCTGGCGCTGGAAAAATGGGGTGTGGTACGACTCCGTTGTACCGCTAAGACAACATGAATGGCACAAATTGCCGCATTTATTGGAGCAGATATGATATGTCCTAAGTGTGGATACACCGAATCCAAGCACGTTGAAACCAAGTCCGATAAGGACAAATATCTAGAGTTTTGGGGTTATACCCTTGGCACACCGGAGGCCGAGGAGGCATGGCGACTCAAGCAGGAAATGACCGCCCGCGATGCCCCGATGGTCATGCCGGATATTGAAGGCTATGTCTCTCAGGTAGATGGCACATGGATTAAAAGCCGTAGCCACCACCGCGAACACCTCAAACAGCACCGCATGATTGAACTGGGTAACGACGTGCCTAAACAGCATAAGCCTGTAGAAATTAGCCGTAAAGAACAAGAAGCCCGCAAACGCACGATTGCCGAAATTGCGTATGCAAAATTAAATTACCGTTGAAAGGAACCATCATGGCAGACCGCAGAGAAATGTTAGAGGCCGCACTTGACGAGGCTTTAGAGCCTGTTGAAGAACAAGTTCAGGAAACTGAAGTCGAACAAGAACCCGACGCGGAGCCTGCCCGCAACGAGAAGGGTCAATTTGTAGCAAAAGAGGAACCGGCAGAGGAAGAACAGCCGGAAGTAGAGGCCAGCGCAGAAGAAGAGCCACAAGAAGAACAGCCGCAAGAAGAGGTCGTCAACGAAATTCCGCGCCCAACCACATGGAAAAAAGACCTATTACCCTTATGGGATAAGATTGCCAAGGGTGAGACGCTATCCAAAGAAGAAAGCAAGAAACACCTTGAATACTTGAACCAGCGTGAGAACGAGTTCAAAAAAGGTGTCAGCGTTTACAAGGCAGAGGCAGAGCGTGCCAAGGCTTTGGAAGAGGCCATCAACCCATTTGTGCCTGAGTTACAAGCGCAGGGAATTCACCCCGCCGCATGGATTAACAACCTTGGCCGCGCCCACATGATTTTGTCAAAAGCACCGTATGAGCAGAAGGTGCAAATGTTTCATAGACTTGCACAAGATTATGGAGTAAACTTAAATCAAGTTAACGAACCGGTTGCACCGACTGATGCTTACACTCAACAGTTAATGCAACAGCTTTATCAGGTTAACCAAGAGGTTAGTACGATAAAGAGTAGGTTCGAGCAGGAAGAACAATCGCGTTTGGTTAATGAAATCGAGCGCGTAAGAAGTGACAAAGAGCGGTTTCCGCACTTTGATATGGTTAGGGAAGAAATGGCTCAATTACTTGAGTTAGGAAAGGCCCAAGACCTTGAATCGGCTTATGCCAAAGCTGTGCGCCTGAATGACGAAGTTTGGGCAAAGGAACAGGAACGACTCCTAACCGATGCCAAAAAACAAGCGTCTAAAGCCCAGCAAGTAGCACGAGCCAAAGCGACGGCTGTTAGTCCAAAATCCGTTACTCCTAACGGAACGCAGGCGAAAGTCGAAGCAAAGGACAGGCGCTCTCTGTTGATGGCTCAATTGGCCGATGCAGAGAACGGTAGGCTTTAATTAACTTAAAAAGGATATATCATGGCATTTGCTAACTCAGCAATCACCGATATTATCGCTACCACCATTCAAAGTCGTAGCGGTGAATTGGCTGATAACTTGACGCAGAACAATGCGATTCTGCAACGACTCAATTCCAAAGGTAACGTGCGCCCATTTTCAGGCGGTAACGTAATCTTGGAAGAGATTATGTACAACGACCCAAATACCAATAACGCTAATTCTTATAGCGGTTACGAAGTATTGAACATTGCTCCTGACAGCCCAATCTCGGCCGCTCAGTACAAGATTGCTCAATATGCCGCCGCTGTAACCATGAGCGGATTGGAAATGCTCCAAAACTCAAGCAAAGAGGCAATCATCGACTTGTTAGATGGTCGTATGCAAGTTTCTGAGGCTCGTCTTTTGAACCGTATTTCCGGCGACCTATATGGCGACGGTACTGGTAACGGTGGTAAGAATATCGACGGTCTAGCCGCCGCTGTTTCTACATCCCCAACAACCGGCACATACGGTGGTATCAACCGCGCAAACTGGTCTTTTTGGCAGAACCAAGTCACAACCGGCTTGACCTCTACCAACACCTTGGCAAAGATGACCGAAGCCGCTATCAAGCAAGTTCGTGGCACTGACAAGGCTGACCTTTACATTGCTGGTAATACTGCATATCAGTATTTCGTAGGCGCTTTACAGGCTATTCAGCGTATTACTACCGAAGAGAGCGGTGCGGCTGGTTTTGCATCCCTCAAGTTCTACGGTGGCGGTACTTCTGCTGATGTGGTACTCGGTGGTGGTATTGGTAACCAAGAGAATGCAAACTATATGTACCTCTTGAACACCAATTACATTTTCTTCCGTCCTCACAAAGAGCGTAATTTCGTGCCTATCGGTGGTGAGCGTCAAGCCATCAACCAAGACGCGATTGTAAAACTCTACGGTTGGGCCGGTAACTTAACTACCAGCAACGCATCGTTGCAGGGTATTTTGACCGTCTAATTTGTAAAGGAAAACTATCATGGCTTATTCAGTACTTCCCATTGCAGGAGTTGATTTAGAAACAATTACTCCTGAGTCCTTTGAATACACTAACGGCACAACCCTCATCGGAATCCCAAGTTATGGCCCACTCGGCTCACAAACTTTTGGTTCTGACGGTAAGCGTTATGTATTCGCTCAAGCCGCCGCAACGATTCCAGCAGGAACCACTGCTTGTACCGTTAACGCAACCACCTTCCAAGTAACGGCATCCGGCGGTTCTTATGTATCGCCTGCTGAATCTATGGTTTCAGGTGACTATGGCTGGTTTGGTGCTACTAGCGTCTAACCGCAAATTGTAGTAAAAACAAGGGGCTATCTCGAAAGGGGTAGCCTCTTTTTCTTTAAACGCAGTACCTTAACCACTTAAGGAGTATTAAAAATGGCAATTGAAAGCGACGTTCAAGACGCAGATTCACGCTTGGCAGTTAAGTTTTATAAGCGTGCAGTCAAGCTAGAGCATGAATCTAACGAGGCAGGCCGCCCAATTTATAAGGACTTTGATTTTGTGCGAATCATGGTCGCAGGCGATAACCTGACCGAAATCGACACTTACGCACAGGAAAGCCACAAACAACGGTTTCCACGTCAATGGTTACAGTATCAAGCCACCCAAGATTCCAACAGTGAAATCCTTGGGACACCGGTAGAACAATGGCCACTGATTAGCCAATCGCAAGCGCAGGAACTTAAAGGTGTGAAGTTTATGACGGTGGAATCCATCGCCAACGCATCTGACCTACAGCTACAGCGCATCGGCATGATTGCTGGTATGTCACCTCACGCATTCAGAGATAAAGCCCGCACATTCTTAAATCTTGCAGAAGAAACCGCAGAGGCAAGCAAACGCGCAGAAGAAATTAACGCTTTGAAACAAGAACTTGCCAAAAAAGAGGAAGAAACTGCTAAAATTAAGGCTGAAACTGATGCGAAGCTGGCCTTGATGCAAGAACAAATGGCGGCGATACTTGCGGCAGTTGGTGAAAAGAAACCTAAAACTCGTAAACCAAAAGTCGTAGAGGAAGCATAATATGAGCCAAACGATGCTCCAGCTAGTTCAGCAAGTAACCGCTGAATTAAACCTAGCAGTCCCCACCTATGTGGCCGGAAACACAAGCCAAGACGTACAGCAAGTCCTAGCGCTTATGAACGCGCAGGGATATGAATTGCTTAAAGAGACGGACTGGCAGGGTTTAGAGTTGGAGTATCGGTTTTATACCGATGCGGTGCAGTTCACTGGCGATACGGTCAGCGATAACAGCTATAACATTATTGTTACTGGCGACGCTACCGCCTTGAACGGTGATTATTCAATTACCGGCACCGGCATTAACCAAGACACCTACGTTTCTAGCGTCAGCTACGATTCCGGACTTAATAAGTCCACCATCGTTATGAGCCAGCTTGCAAGCGGAACTTATACCAATGTGCAGTTTAATTTCTCGCAGACCAAGTATGACTTGCCAGCAGATTTTGAGACGATTACTGATAACACCCACTGGGATAAGACCAAACACTGGCAGATGCTTGGCCCTGAAGACGCACAGCAGTGGCAGTGGTTAAAGTCCGGTTATATCTCGACCGGCCCACGTATCCGTTGGAGGATTTTAGGTCAGCAGTTTCAGATTTGGCCACCATATAACACCAAAGAATATCTAGGCTTTGAGTATCGTTCCAAAGGCTGGGCGCGTAGTGCCGCCGGTGCTGTCAAGAACAGCTTTACAGCAGATACCGATACCACCATTTATGATGACCGCCTGCTAGTACTTGGCACAAAGCTAAAGTATTTCCAAATCAAGTCGTTTGATACGACAGCGTTGCAACAGGACTATTTCAGAGTTCTTAACGTAGTCAAAGCCAATGACAAAGGTTCTGCCAATCTATCGTTTGCGCCTTACCCAAGCAAGGTGCTTATTGGTTACGCAAACATTCCTGATACCGGTTACGGAACTTAAACATGGCAGTACCACAACAAAGACGAGCCTTTACTGCATCGTTGGCCTCCCCGATTGGTGGGTGGAATGCCCGCGATTCGCTTGCAGAAATGAATCCCTTGGATGCGGTTCAGCTAACAAACTTTTACCCTACCCCGACCGATGTCACGATGCGTCGAGGCTACACCCGCAATAGTCTTATTACGACCAGCACTGGGGTTGTAACCCTGTCGACCATTACCCATGTTGGAGTGGTGGCAACCGCAACAACCTCAACCGCGCATGGTTTGGCTACCGGTGAATTTATTTCGATTACAGGATGCACCCCATCGGACTACAACGGTGTGTATCAAGTTACCGTCTTAAACAGCACCAGCTTTACTTACACAATGGCAAGCGTGCCTGCAAGTAATGCAACGGTGGTCGGAACCTATACCATCGGAATCACCGACGCGATTGAGACGCTGATGAATTACAGCAGTCCAACCACTCAAAAGCTGTTTGCGGCCGTCAACGGTTCGTTTTATGACTGCTCGACCAATCCTGCGACTCTTGCTTATAACGGTTCGTTTGGTAATAACCGTTGGCAACACATTAATTTTTCTACGGCTGGGGGTAACTTCCTTGTAGCCGTCAATGGTCAAGATGCCGCAATGGTTTATGACGGCACAGATTGGTATAAATTGGCTACCACAGCCACCGCAGTCAACATTACAACCATTACAGCATCAACCACTACAGCAACGGTCACAACGGCCACTGCTCATGGTTTAGTTACGGACAACAGAGTCGTTATTTCGGGCGCGACACAGCCTCAATACAACGGTACTTTTAGTATTACGGTCACCGGAACCACGACTTTTACTTACACAATGTCCGGTTCGCCAGCTAGTCCGGCAACCGGCTCACCAATTTATACCGTTTTGGGTATTGAAGGCATTAACAACAACCTATTTGTTCATGTTAACAGCCTACAAGAGCGGATTTACTTTGTAGAAAAGAACAGCTTAGACTTTTGGTACTTGCCGGTTAACGCTTTGGGCGGCACTGCAAAGCAATTCCCGCTTGGTTCGATTGCTCGTTCAGGTGGTTACTTGCAGGCAATGGGTACTTGGACACTTGATGCCGGTTATGGTGTTGACGACTTGGGCGCGTTTGTCACCTCGATGGGTGAAGTTATCGTTTATAAGGGTACTGACCCTGATGACCCAAATGCTTGGGCGCTCGTTGGTGTGTGGCAAATGGGTCAAACCTTTGCACGACGCTGTTTCTTCAAATATGCCGGTGATTTATTGCTCTTGACGCAAGACGGCCTTGTACCAATGTCCGCATCCCTGCAATCTAGCCGACTTGACCCCCGCGTAAACCTGACTGACAAGATTTTCTATGCTGTCAGCCAAGCCGCAGACTTGTATTACACTCAATTTGGCTGGCAAATCAATTACTTTGCACCGTTCAATATGCTGATTCTCAATATTCCAGTTTCTACTGGGGTTGAGCAGTTTGTCATGCACACCATTACAAAGTCATGGGGCAGATTTACCAATATTCAGGCTTATTGTTGGGAGGTATCAGGCCCCGAAGGTATGTTCTTTGGTTCAGACGGCTATGTCGGCAAGTTTTACGACGGATTCTCCGATGCCGGCAACAATATCGTAGCCAACGCACAACAGGCTTACTCTTACTTTGATTCAAGAGGTACGCTAAAGCGGTTCACCATGGTTCGCCCCATCCTACAAACCGATAACACAGTGCCTAATGTGCTTTGTGGCATTTCTACCGATTTTGACACCGTTAACCTATCCAACGAGATTAGTTTTAACCCTAGTTTGGCCAGCGTTGGCATTTGGAATACCAGCACTTGGGATAACGCAAACTGGGGCGCGGGTTTAACGGTTTCTAAGGTTTGGCAGGGTGTTACCGGTATTGGTTATGCAGGCTCGGTGAACCTTTCTGTGGCATCCCAAGGGGTTGATTTCCACTGGGCTAGTACGGATTATGTGATGGAGCGTGGCGGGGTTCTGTGAGAACGGTTACTACAGAGAACCAACGTTACTTGGGTGAATGGCTTGTTAGAATACTTAACTTTCCGTTGCCCGAAACCACGCAGTGTATTGGCCAGTTAAAAGATGGAAATTTAGTAGCAGTAGCGGGATACACAAACTTTATGCCAAAGGCTTGTGAGATTCATATTGGTAGTGTTGGTGAACATTGGGCAAGTAAAGATTTTTTGTGGGCGGTGTTTGATTACCCCTTTAATAAACTTGGTGTTAGCGTTATACTAGGGCAAATCTGTAAGGATAATGAAGATGCCTTAAGATTAAACCGACACCTTGGTTTTAAAGTTGTAGCCGAAATACCGGATGCCCACATGGAAGGCGACTTGGTAATTATGGCGATGCGTAAAGAGGACTGTCGGTGGCTCAATATCCGATGCCCTCTAAAACAGACGATGGAGGCTTGATATGGGTGGTGGTGGATTTTTAGGATTAGGGCCTGCGCCAAGTGCGCCAGCGGCCCCCGACTACCGAGGTGCGGCGCAAGAAACAGCGTCAGGAAATCTTGATGCGGCACGCGCAAATATCGCGGCAAACCGCGTTAATCAATACACCCCTTATGGCAACCTCGTTTATTCGATGCAGGGCGAGGACAAGTATGGCAACCCCATGTGGAGCGCCACACAAACATTTAGCCCTGACCAGCAAGCACTTTATGACTATGACGTAGCGGCCAGCAAAGGTTTAGGTCAGTTATCGCAGACCGGTCTAAATTACGTTCAAAACATGATGGCTAATCCGTTTAGCACATCATCGTTACCAGCACTGCAAAGCAACCTACAACAAGCCCAAATGCAACAAATCGCAGGCGGGCCACAGCTATCCCAAGTTGGTGACGCACAAGCCCAATTACGAGCAGGAAACGCGCCCAACCTACAAACCTCACTGGGTCAAAACGTGGGCATGGCCGGCTGGGATAGGGCAAGCAACCTATTAATGCAACGTCTTGCCCCACAAATGCAAGTACAGCAAGAACAGCTAGACCAAAAATTAGCCTCGCAGGGCATTCCTATTGGTTCTGAGGCATACAATCGCGCCAAGGCTCAATTAGGTATGCAACAAAACGACCTGATGAATCAGGCTCAATTGCAAGCCCAAGGCATCCAACAAAATCTGTTTGGCCAAGAATTGCAAGCCGGTCAATTTGGAAACCAAGCGCTGTTGGGTCAAAATCAAGCCCAGTTGCAAAACCTTGGATTTACTAACCAAGCGCAACAGCAAGACTTTGCTAACCGCATGGCTGGCATGGGATTCAACAACCAACAGATTCAGCAAATGTATGCCAACCAAGTTGCACAGCAACAAGCCAATAACGCTATTGCACAGCAACAATTTGCTAACCAGCTTACCGGTGCTAATCTTTCTAACCAAGCGCGTCAACAAGGCTTTGGTGAGTTGTCCTATATGCGTAATGAGCCACTCAATACCCTTAACGCGGTTCGTAGTGGCGCACAAGTGCAAGGCCCATCGTTTGTTAATGCACCGCAACAAGCTGTTACTGCTGGCCCTGATTACATGGGCGCGGCACAAGCTGGATACAACGCTCAGTTGGCTAACTTTAATGCTCAACAGGCCGCACAAGCTAACCTTAATTCAGGCTTGATGGGATTGGGTGGAAGCCTAGGAGCGGCCGCGATTATGGCGCCAGCAATGTCTGACATCCGCGCTAAAGAAAACATTCAGCCAATCGGTGTATTGACTAACGGATTGACCTTGTACAGCTTTGAGTACAAAGACGAAATCAAGTCTCACCCATTAGCTGGTGAAGGTGTCCACGTTGGTGTAATGGCACAAGAAGTAGAGCAAGTCTACCCATACGCTGTTACCACGCTGGATGATGGTTACAAAGTCGTTAACTATGGGTTACTGCCATGAAAACAATGACCATGCAAGATTTACAGGGAATGATGCCTCGTTTTCAAAACTTGGCAGACCAAGACCAATTTCAGCGTTTGATGGCTCAACAGCAAAATCAGCTAGTGCAGGCCGCAGGACAAGGCGCAAAAGGTGGCAACGCTACCGCCATGAACCCGCTTGCAATGGCCATGATGTTACGCAGAAAGCCTGACCCCTATATGAATGCACAGCGCGCAATGGATATGTATGGTGCTGGTAATGTTTATGGATTTGGTGGTCAGGGAACTGTACCAACCTTTACTACAGGCATGGATTAATTATGGCTGATATATTAGGAACCGTATCCCCTGAATATGCTTTAGAGCAACAACGCTTAAACCGTCAGCAAAAGATGGCTGAATTGCTTTTGGCCACCGGTTCACAACCACAGGCCGCAGGGCAAATGGTCAGTGGCCGTTATGTACCTAATTCGTTTTTCCAAAATTTACAAGCACCAGTCAATATGATGTTGGGCGCTTACATGGCTAATCGCGGTGACAAAGCGGCTCTTGATTTAGCGCAACGGTTACGTCAAGACCAACAGCGACTTGGTAATGAGTTTTTTGAAACAATGAACCCTGCACAGACAGAGTTGGCTGGCCCAACACCTACTGGCGCACCATTAACAACGGTAAACCAACCCGATTACCGTAAAGCAATGCAAATCGCATCTAATCCAAATGCTCCAGCATACGCAAAAACTTACATTAATGAGTTGCTTAAACCAAGAGTATTTAAAGAAGGCGAAACATTGCAGTTGCCATCGTTGGTTGGCGGTCAGGTATCGTTTAATCAAATGGGTGGCGGCGGTGTTACATTGCCGTCTGACCTAAAGTCGGTTGCTATTCGTTTAGGTTTGCCATTAGATTCAACCAAGTGGACTGACCAACAAAGACAGTTGGCTGATGCCGCAGTTAAAGAAGAAAAGAAATTAGCAGGCACAACGGTTAATATTCCTAACTTTACGGAAAAAACCTTTGGCGGTCAGTTGGCAGAAAATCAAGCCAAACGCTTTGACACACTACAATCAACAGCAGAAAAAGCGCCTGACACTATCAGAACTGTTCAACAAAACAGAGCAATATTGCAAAGCGGTAAGTTCTTTAGCGGTTCGCCTGCTAACGTACAGCTTGAAATGGCAAAAATGGCTGATGCTTTTGGATTGGGCGGTGCAGACACAAAAACTAAGGCCGCGAACTCGCAGACCCTTATTACTAATGCCGCGTCAGCAACCTTGGATAGCATTGCCGGTTCAGGTCTTGGCGCTGGTCAAGGCTTTACTGACAAAGATTTGCGGTTCTTGCAAGATGCTAAGTCATTCCGCATAACCATGACGGATGAAAACATCAGAAGAATATTAGATTTGCAAGAAAGAGCCGCAAGACAGGCTGTTATTAGATACAACGACCGATTAAAAACATTGCCACAGGCATCAGTGCAAGTAATGGGTCTAAGACCAATTGAATTGCCTGTTGTAAGTGTTCGCGACCAAGCCGATGCAATCTTGAATCAAAGCAATCAAGGTCAATAATTATGCCTACAGCAGACGATTACGCAGATTGGATAGTCAAAAATCAGGCTAAAAAAGGCACACCGGAATTTAATACGGTAGCAGAGGCCTATCGTGAGGCGAAACTGCAAGAGGATGTTACAGGCGGCCAATACGAAAGCGTTTTGGGTGGCACTCCTGATGCCAGCACTGGCCGCAAGTTTGCCCAAAGTATGCTCAAAGGAGTCAGCAATTTAGGCGATATTTTTATTGGCGCTCCTGAAAACGTAAAGCGTTTGTATCAATACGCAACCACTGAAAATATGCCTGTGCCAAGAGCGGCATCCCCTATTCAAAGCACGCTTATTGAAAAAGGGTACATTACCCCGCAAGCGGAATTTAAGTCGCCGGCAGGGCGCGTGGCTGGATTCACAACAGAGTTAATGACAAGCGGCGGCTTGAATCCGTTCTCAATGTCAAGGGCAGTTGCGACTAAGCCTTTATTGCCAGCAACAAGAGAAATTGGTAGCCAAGTCGGAAGAACCACCCTGCAAGGTGTGGTTGGTGGCACAACCTCTGAAACATTAAGCAGTTTAGGCATCGACAGCCCAGTGACTCAATTCTTGGCAACCGGTGGCGCAATGACGGCCGCTGGCTTACCTTTTGGTGGCATTCGTAGCACCCCAAGTGACATCGTTAATCGCGGCTTGCGTAATGTAACCCCTGAACAGATAAGAATGGCCCAAGCCCTGCAAAATGATTCTATTCGCATGGGTTCGCCGATTACTGGTGCTGAAGCAATTGCTCAAGTGACCGGTAATAAGTCTTTAGTTGGCACACAGCGCTTTTTAGAGAACGCGCCACAAAGCCAAGCCGTCATGGGTGAGTTTATGGCTAATCGCCCAGCAGGACAGGCGCAAGCATTTAGAAACGTAATGCCTACAATTAGCGCGGAAATTCCTACGTCTGCAACACCTAGAAACTTGCAAAAAGCTGGTGAGCGATTAATTGCAGGGGCAGAAAAAAGCCTGACCGAAAATATTGACCCATTTTATAAACAAGCTGGCAAGGTGGGTGTTTACCCCGAACCCAGTGTTTTGGCCAATCCTAGAATACAAGAGGCTGTCGATGCTGTTACAAAAACAGCAGAATATGGTGTAAAGGATGGTTCGCCCAATTCAATAAAAACATTGATTGCGGCAAAAAAATATTTGGATGACCAATACCAAACCCAAACTTCTGCCGTTAGTGGTCTGCAAAAGGGCGCGGCTGGCTTTACACAGCAAGCCAAGCAGGAACTGAACGACTATTTAAAGCAAGTGTCGCCT